TCTCCTCTCGCTCAGCAAGTATCAAAACTAAAATCTGGCGAAGGTTTTTTCGTAATTTCGGAAGAACCTAGAACCTTTAGCGAAGTTTATAAAATTAATCCTTATATTGCTGTTCGTAGAGGAGAATATGAAGGCAAACTAGGATATTGGTTGTTGTGTTGCTCACCTGATTAATTTCTCTCTCACTTTCTGAGACTTTAGCCAAGGCTTCGGCCTTGGCATTTTTTTATATATAGCGGAATGGAACCCAAAAAACTATCTAACAAGAGTGACGGATTATATACTATGACAGTTTTGGTTTGTGGCCTTGTTCTATTCTATGCTCTCATTTATCTATGAAAGTCAATCCTATTCATCCATACTTTGATAATTATTATTGGTGGGAGAATAGACATCTGCCCAATAATAAGAATCAATATCAGACTGAGGGTTGTTCTGGCGCACTCCAATATGGTCATAGAAACACCAATACAGTCAGGAACGATGGCGTCTTATTACCCATAGTCCAACCCTCCGCTGTCCTAAAACTCTCTCCAGACGCTCTCAAACTGTTGTATTCTTACAAATCTACTTGCGTTTAAAATTGTTCTATGTATAATGGCATTTGTAGTTTATACATTGTTATTTTTTTAATTTAAGGAGAAGTTTATGAAAACCAAAAGCAAAACGATTTTACCAGCAATGAAAGACCGCCCAACCTGCTCTACAAAAGGTTGTAATAATAAATGCCAAGTTGTTGGCCGTGACAAAAATAATCATGCAACTTTTCGTAGAGTTTGTGGAAGATGCCATATTAAAATATGTGCTATCAATAAAGGATTAACGGAAAGTGGTTGGCTAAACTCTTTTCATCCATACAGAAAATGGAGAAAAGATTATTGTGAAAACATTGATGGTCGCTTAGGATTTAAATGCACGACAACCATTATGACTACTCGCTCTTTACACACAGACCACATCGATGGAAATCCATCAAACAATACAAAAGAAAATATGCAAACCTTTTGTTCCTGCTGCCATGATTATAAAACCATGATAAGTGGAGATTTAAAAACTCCCGGCCGAAAAACTCTTGGGCTGTCATATTAAAAATAGGGCTGTTGTTTTAATACAACAGCCTTCAAATATTACTTGACTGGCCGGCCCAGCCTGTTATAATGGTTGTATATTCAATAGGGAGAGTTTATGTCAGCAATATCATTTGTAAATGGCAAGTACCAAGCAGTTATCAATGGCAAAACCGTTAGCCGTGCCAACAAGCGTGTTATTGAGCGTATGCTCAAAGACACACAGCCGGCCGCTGTTTCTGTCGCTACATCCAAGTTTTCAATCAATCAACGCTTTGGTTTTCTTTCAGACATGGTTACTATGTTAGCGAAAGGCGACCAAGCTTCTGTTGTAGTTACCGGTCCTGGCGGTCTCGGTAAATCTCATACTGTTACCACTTCACTCAAAAATGCCGGCTTCAAAGATATGTCGGTTCTTGATGAGTACCAAGTCGGTGCACCTGTACCAAAAAATGCTTTCATGGTCATCAAAGGTTATTCTACACCTAAAGGTTTGTATCGTACCTTGTATGAGAATCGTCATAGCGTTATCGTGTTTGATGACTGTGACAGCGTATTAAAAGATTCCGTTTCATTGAATCTACTCAAAGGCGCCCTCGATTCTTATTCTAAGCGTATTATCTCATGGCGTGCTGACATCAAAGATGAAGATTTGCCAACATCATTTGAGTTCAAAGGCCGTGTTGTATTCATTTCTAACATATCATCCAATCAATTAGACCAAGCGATTATATCTCGCTCATTGTCCGTTGATTTGACTATGACTAAAGAACAGAAGGTTGAGCGTATGCGTCATCTATTGACTGAGCAATCATTTATGCCAGACTTTGATACACAGCATAAGACCGATGCTATTGACTTGATTGCCGGCTTGGTTGATGATGTCAAAGAATTGTCCTTGCGTACCTTGATTCAAGTTACCAAGATTCGTAAATCTAATCCTAACGGCAACTGGAAAGATTTGGCAACTTATGCAATTTGCGGTTGATTGTTGTATAAGAACAACTATACCACAAGTTTTTCTTGACCTGTGGTGTGGTTGTGTTAAAATGGTTGTATTATGTGGAGAATTGTATGAGTATAAGTGCTTACCGTGAAATTACTGATTGGTCAGATAGTGAATATTATGTGCCTAATCATACCTATTTGTTTGATGGTAAATCAAATATCTTGGCGTATGCTATCGAAGGTACGAATGAGGTAACAGTATTTAAGAAACCATTAAAGGTAAGCACTACTCGCCGTAAATTTGAAAAAGTTAAACACAAAGCACTAGACAAATTAGCAAAAACTTTACAATCAGAAGAAAAAACTTTACAATCAACCAATCCACAATGGCAGGTTAAGAGTGATTCAGGTAAGGTTTATACAGTAGAATTGATTGGTGGTAAGTATAGTTGTAATTGTGTAGGATACGGATATAGAAATTCTTGCCGTCATTCAAAAGAAATAGCAGAAATGAATAAATAGGTGTATGTCGCCGGATGGGGGTCCGCACATACTCTAACATAGAAAGGTTATGCCAGCATGAATATTTATTCTATCTACAAAGCTACAAACAAAACGAACGGCAAAGTTTATATTGGTATGGATTCTAATTGGCCAAAAAGGTATAGTGAACATCACAACGAATTAAAAAGAAGTAAAACTAAATTTCACAATGCTATTAAAAAATATGGTAGAGATAATTTTGAATGGTGCTTAATATATCAGTCTAATGATTATGAACATATAAAAAGTATGGAATGTTTTTTTATTGAAGAATATGATACATTTAAACATGGTTATAATATGACTTTAGGTGGTGAAGGTATAAAAGGTTATATTATGCCTGAAGAACATAAAAGAAAAATTGGTGAAGCTAATAAAGGAAAACTAAAAAGTGAAGAACACAAAAAGAAACTATCTGAATTAGCAAAAAAACAAACTAATCGTGATATATCGGGAATAGGTACTTATTGGAAAGGCCGTAAAAGAAGCAAAGAAGATATTGAAAATAGAAAAGATAAAATATCTTCAATTTGGATTATTACAACGCCAAATGGCGAAATAAAAGAAATAAAAAATTTGAATAAATTTTGTAGAGAAAATAATTTGTCACCATCACATATGGGAGCAATTGCATCAGGCAAAAGAAACCACCACAAAGGGTGGAAATGTATTAAAAAACATAGTGACCAAGTAAGGAATGAAAATGAGTGAAAATAAAAGAGTATATTGCAGTTGTGGAGATTCTATTGAACCAGGCTGTAATGCAGAATGTGCCACTTGTGTTTTGATTTTGAAAAGTGAAATTAAACAATTAAAGGCAACACGACTTGAATATGCTGAAGCAGTATTAGAGGCACTTGATGATTGGGGTTGTTATGCAGGTGATTACTTTCAAAAGAAGCATGGATACCATGAAGAACTTGCTAAATGGTCTGAGATAGTAAAAACTTTAAGAGAAGTGAGTGAGAAATGAATTGTCCTAAATGCGGATTGATAAATGACCCAAGAGCTATGGGAACAGTTTTACCTCTATGTTTATGTCAATGGAGAAATTACACCACACCACAATATCGTGAATTAAGTGATGCAACAATACGAGAACTGTCAGTTGCTTTTATGTTGGTATTACGCAGAACTTCTGAAGATGAACTTTTTGAAAGTGTGTATGAATACTCAAAATTACTACTAAAGAAAGCGAGGGGGCAATGAATAAATTTGTGGATATTACTAAAGCTAAAAGATGGCTAATTAATGGTACTGAATACGGATCATTTGAAAGTGCGAAAGACTATAAAGAAACAATGGTTTTGGATGAAGATATTGTGGGGCTATATCCTTTAACGGATTTTACCGAAAAAGATAGAAATAGCCTACAAAGCATATACGAAACATGGTTTATGTCAAGCGATGACATTGTTGTTTTTGCTAATTCAATACTAAGAAAGGCAAGTGAGAAATGAAGTTAACTTGTGGGCATTGTGGTGAAGAATTAAAACTAATTCATGGTGCTATTCACGAATGTGAAACAGCAGAAGACAGAGAATCTGCTATCTACGCAACTGGTTATTGGAATGGTATTCAGAAAGCCAAAGAAAAGAATGAAACCTTAGACACAAGGTCTTACTTGATTGGTAGATATGATGGTTTGCGTGAACTAAGTGATGCAACAATACGAGAATTGTCAGTTGCTTTTATGTTGGTATTACGCAGAACTTCTGAAGATGAACTTTTTGAAAATGTATATGAATACTCAAAATTACTATTAAAGAAAGCGAGTGAGAAATGAGCTGGTCTGATGAGTTTTACTATGACCCACCACAATCAGATTGGGTTGAGCGTTTAAGTTTCCGTAATTGGAAATGGCAAACTAAAACAGGTGAATTCATTAGTATTAAAGATATGAACGATTCACACTTATTAAATGCAGCAAAGTTATGCCGTGATAGAGAAATGCTAGACGGTATGTTAAAAGAAATGACTTATAGATTATTTGAAGAAAGGGTTAAAAATGGGAACAAGAGGCCTTACTAAAGTTTTTGATGAAAATGGCGAACAACTTATTAATTTATATCGCCAATACGATTCTTATCCAACAGGACATGGTGCTGAGTTAGCGGAATTTTTGTCATCAGGTCGCATGGTCAATGGACTAAATGGCATTGGTAAAGTAAAACAATTCAATGGTGCAGGTTGTTTAGCGGCACAATTAGTAACACACTTCAAACAAAGTGCAGGTGGTTTTTATATCTACCCTGTAACCACAGAAGATTGTGGCCAAGATTATGAATATGAAATTCATACTGCTGATGGAGAATTGCGAATTAAAATTATAGACTGTGGTTGTAATATGTTTGGTTTAACACAATCAAATACTTATAAAACTATTTTCGAAGGCAACTTAAAACAATTTGAAAAG